CAATGTTCGTGATGTCGTGGGATGTCTTCCAATCTGGATTGACGACACCACGTCAATAACATCGGCCGATGTCCGAAATGTCGCATTTAAGCACGCTGAGGAGCACGGTCTTGACCTACTGGTACTCGACCACCTCGGGCATCTCCGTGACAAGGGCAAGGATCTCTATGAATCCACAACGGCGGCCGCTCGAACGATTGTCGAGATTCCGAAACAGTTGAACATCCCAGTGCTTTGCCTACACCAACTCAGCCGAGAGACGGAAAAGCGGTCTTCAAAAATTCCCGAGCTGGGCGATCTCCGACAGACCGGAGAGCTCGAACAGCTCGCGCGCGTGGTCTGGTTGCTTCATCGTCCGAGGTATTACGACGAATCGAAGGACGAGAACGAACTGACTTTTATCATCGCGAAGAATTCGCATGGGCGGACTGGCAAACTGCGTCTTCATTGCGACCTACAACACATGCACGTTGGCGATTACCAGCGAGCTGGGGAGGCGGAATACTGATGACTATTGAACAGGGGCTTCTGACCGATAGGGAATACATCATCCTATTGGAAGCGAAAATAAGGATGCTTGAGAGGCGATTCTCCAAGGCATCAGCAGAACAACCACGAATCGACCCGGATAAAGCTGATGCTACCCGGCAGGCGATGGAACATCTCGGATGGATACCGAGAGACTACATTCGAAGACAAGGAGGGGTGTACTAATGCGACTAATAAAAACAAAAACCAAAAAGTCGAGAATTGAAATCATGTTCTGGATGCTGGTGTTCCTGTTTGGCTTCGGGGCTCTGGCATCGATAACAGCTCTAATCGAACAGATCTGGAGGGCGCTATGATTATTCCAGACACCAAAAAGAAAGGATATAAGATGGCAACTTTGAAAAGCAGATTCGCACTAAGACAGGAAGTTCGAGATACGATCACCGGATATGAAGGGGTGGTGACCGGCCTCACCTTTTGGCTTAACGGTTGTATTCGAGTCAGTGTCCAATCCAAAACACTCAAGGACGGGAAGCCGTTGGAGCCAGAGTGGTTTGACGAGCAGCAGGTGGAGGCCGTAGCACCCCCGCCTAAAGCAAATAAGAAAGCGGAATCCAAGTCACCCGGTGGTCCAATGAAGGATCCGAAGTTTTAGGAGGTGCTGCATGATGACCTCGGTATCGGCAATAATATTCATCCTGTTATCCACTACTCCCAATCGTCTCCTGTACCGTGACGCCAATGCGCGGGATACGATGTCACGTCACTTTGTCGACGCGGGCGAACGATACAACATCGAACCGTCCCTACTCGTTACCTGGTCGTTCTACGAGTCGTCGTTTCGGGTGGACGCCGAGGGAGCCCTGGGAGAGGTCGGTCTCTTTCAGGTCCACGGCAAGCACCGGAAAGCCTGTGAGGGCGAACACGACCTATCCACAGCGCGGGGGCAGGTAATGTGCGGGGCGATGCTCATAGATATGGATAGACGCTACTGCGGAAGCCTGGAGCGCGGTCTGTGGCGATATGCGTCTGGCCGATGCAGGGGGACACCGAGGGCGCGGAGGATAACGGCGTTTAGACTGCGGCGGCTGGAAAGGCTCAGAGGAAGAGTCCAGAAAGGGAAAGCCAATGGAAAAGGGGATTGATTACTACTATGGTGCAATAATAGGGCAGATAAAACCCGAAATAGATCAGGTTTCCAATAATGCAGAGATAGATCCCGTCGAAAAGGCAATCGCCATTGCGCACTTGAAAATGGAAGCATTCAAGACTGCTGCAACAGTAGCCGGCATGGTCGTGTCGTTTATATCCGCTATCCAAGAGGAACAGTGAGGCAGTGATGCACCCAGGATTACCATTGACAGGAAAGAATCTGCCACCCGGTTGGGTTGAAATTCCATCGCGCAACTATCATGGAGTATGGCGCAACAATAAAAAGAACCTTGCGGTGATCGCCTCATTCGCGCAATACGGTGACGGGAAATTCTGGCTGCACCTGTCGATATCTCACAGGCGCAGAATTCCGACATACGACGAACTGATCTACCTCAAGCGCCACTGGATAGGCGACGACATGAAAGCGGTGATGGTGTTCCCAGAGGCAAAGGAACACGTCAACATCCATCCGAGGTGTCTGCATCTGTTTTGCTGCTTGGATGGCGATCCGCTTCCGGATTTCACGATGGGTAGCGGGAGCATATGAAAGACTGGATTCACTACCTTGTCGGGCTCCAAGAATCCCGTACTGGGAAACCGCGCAACCGCCACGAGCTGAGGTTTCTATTCCAATGGATTCACGACGAATGCAAGTTGCGGTGGCCGAAGGTGAGCAAACGAGAGGTGTGGGGGATAGTTAGAAAAATTGATGGGTACGACTTTGAAAGGCAGGAAGATGGCAACAGCGAAAAGAAAAGAAGTATGGGTTAGTTCGATTGATGGATGTGGTCACGGCGATGAAAAACTTTCCAATGTCATTTGGCGTGACATGGAATTGCTGATGTCGAAGCGTGGATCGTGGAAGGATTCCCCAATTTCATTCATCTTCGACAACAAAGAAACACTATATGAGATGCTTGGCCAATTGATAGAAGAAGATGTCCCAGATGTATCAAAGCGAGCAGAACACTGCAAATACTGTGATGGATCATCCAGGCCATACAAGGTGCCCGGCAAAAAGGAGTACTTCATTAAATGTGGTTCCTGTGGATTGTGCTCACCTGCATTTCCGACGCCAGATGAAGCGGTGGAATACTGGAATATCAACAAATGCCAGAGGGGTAAACCATAATGAGTGGGTCAAAAGAGATGAAGCACTATCGCATGAAAGAAACGATAAGGCTGTTCCGAGAGGGCAAGAGTCGCGAAGAGATCATGGAGATACTCGGCATCGCCAAGAGCACGGTGAACGTTTACCTGCACAACAGCGGGTACTCCCCGAAGACAAACCACAGAGACAACGTAATCGCCGTGGGAAGACTTGCCGATCTAGGTTCGACACCGATGCCGATGCCAGCGCGCAAGAAAATGTCGAACATGCGTTGGCCCATCTTGCGCAAGAGGGAGACGATGAGGAGACCGGAGAGCCCCACTGGGCTCACGCGGTGGCCCGGCTGATTCTGGCGATTGAAACAATCATACAGCGAGGACCAACATGAGTCGCCTCTCAATATACTGTGGACAATGCGCTTGGTACAGTTGGCACAGTTGCCTTTGCACTCTCAACGATTTTGCAGGATGCGAAACCAGACCGTTCAATACGGATGCATCATGCTGTCATTGGTATGTCGGCAATGTTAAAGCGTGCTGGAATGCGCACGGAGAGGAGATAGAGGAGTGAAACCCTATTACGAGGAATCAGGGATTACAATTTTTAATTGCGATTTCCGGGATGTGTTTGACTCGATATGCGCTGACGTACTGGTTACCGACCCGCCATATGGGATAGGGTTTAGCAGTGGAATGAAAGGACGGTTAGGCGACTGCTCAATAAAAGGCGATCTGGATACCGTTGCCCGTGACACACTGCTTGACGCATGGGGTGAACGCCCTGCTCTTGTGTTTGGAACATGGAAAATTGCTCGCCCGATAAATACTCGACACTTACTTATATGGGAGAAAGGTGAACATGTTGGCATGGGGGATCTTTCGTTGCCATGGAAGCCAAACCATGAGGAGATATATGTAATCGGAAGAGGTTTCTTTGGAAGGCGAAGAGGATCCGTGTTGCGACATTTGGCTGTAGCGGGCTGCGTAGGACGAAGAAAATCAAGATGGCATCCAATGGAAAAGCCCGTGTCTCTAATGATGGACTTAATATCCTGTTGCCATCGCGGTGTAATCCTGGATCCGTTTGCTGGATCTGGGACAACACTGGTTGCGGCAAAGGCGCTTGGGTATCGAGCTGTTGGTGTTGAAATAGAAGAGACGTATTGTCGGTCAGCTATTCAGCGTCTTGCGCAAGGAGTGCTTGCGGTGTGAAATACTCAACAATTAATCAACCGCCCCAACGGGGCAAGGAGGAAGCATGAAAGTGCTATTTATAATTGGACTGATGTTTGTATTTCTGGGATGCAGCGGCGCGAGGATCACCCCCGATCTTGCTGCGCCGAAGTGTGACGCGGTGGAGGCCCATCTGGTGGAGGTCGGGTGCTTCAACGACGAGAAGTGCGCAGGGTTCGTGAAAGAGATCGTGAAGGAGCATATCACGAGCCGCATGCCGGAAGGAGTGGAGTTTGAGCCCTACTGCGACATCGCGCTGATGTCCGGATTACTGCCGGTCGACTGCGTCATGAAGGCTGTGGATGTCCCGGGGATTCTGAAATGTGTTCGGGACTGGGTCGGACAGTTGGACCGTGCGGAGAGGGCTTCGACTCTGTAGGTTTGACTGCGCTGGGAGGGGATGGCCCCTCCTGGTGTTTTTCAAGGGAGACATCATGAAGAGAAAAAAGTCTTGCTGGGAATGCTTCTACTTCTTCTATGGCGGATCAGGCAATGAGGGAGATTGCGAGAACCAAGAGAGTGAGCACTACGCAGAACGTATTCATCAAGATCGGTATTGTGATGGCTTTTCACCGATACACGGCAATATGGAGGATTTCTACGATGACGACGAAGATTGAGCTCGGCATGCACGTTCGGGCGAAAAGTAGCTTTCCGGTCATATTGATTATCGACGGGAGAGGGAAAAGGATAGCAGACATCCAATTTGGCATGGAGGGGATAGTCACCGGCTTTGATCGCGGCATCCCGATTGTCAATGTTATTGACTATCTTCTCCCTGTTACCCTGAAGCAATTCGATGAATTGTGGGAAGTCACCGATTTCAAAACGACCGGTCGAGGCACCAATTGATGACTCAACAGCTCTGCAAATGGTGTGGGGTGGTGCCCGTCGAGAAGCACCAAACCTATTGTTCCAAACGGTGCAGGCAAGCCGCCTATCGGTTTCGGCGTCTGTCGCACCTCGAGGCGACGACCAGGGAACCGAAGCGACTGGCCTACGCCGACCCACCCTACCCCGGGATGGCGAAAAAGTACCACCAGCATGAAGACACCTACCAGAGAGAGGTAGATCATGAGCGTCTGCTCGAGCAGCTGGCGACATACGATGGGCGGGCGCTGTCAACGTCGTCGAAGGCCTTGCGCGACATCCTCCCCCTTTGCCCACCGGAAGTCAGGGTATGCGCATGGGTGAAGCCTATCGGAGCGTCGCCGAGGACTCGAGGTCTACACTCGACATGGGAGCCACTGATTGTGAAACAGGCCCGTGTCGTTCACGCCGGCGTCCGTGACTGGATCTCAGCTCAGCCGGCCAGGTTCGGTGGGACGCTCATGGGTCGAAAGCCGATTGCATTCTGTGCGTTCTTGTTCGAAGCGCTTGCTGCAGCGCCGGGCGACATGTTTGACGATTTGTTTCCTGGCACCGGGATTGTGTCGGCGGCTTGGAGGGAGTTTGCGTCGTCCCGGTACCGGAGCGACAGTGTCGTCGAGGACCTGGATAGAAAGGCAGTTAGAACGTGATGAAAAAATTTAAACCAGATGAAGAGGTCTATTATTTTGACGGAATTTCTGTGCCTAGAAAAGTTAAGATAATTTGCAAGCATACTGAAAAATGTAATGACAATTTGAGGTACAAGATACAGTTCCTGGACAGAAATCCTGAATCATACTCAGCTCATAGAATTACATTTGATTGGTATCTGTATCCGGATTTGAAGAGTGTGAAAAAGGCGGTTAGAAAACACATGGACATACTTTCGGCATGGATTATGCGGCCATTTTGAGTCGCTCATAACTCGAGGTGACAATGAACATGGAGTGTCATCTCGGTACCGGGGCGACATCAGCCCCTGTCCCGGAACGAGCGATTAATTTTGATCTGTCGAATCACGGCATCGCGATAAATCGTGTCGAGCTTTTTGACGATGACCGCGGTGGCTGGCTCAAGCCAGCGATGGGGCGAGGTCAGCACAGTGGGGCGCTCGGCCGAGTAAATCATCTGGAGCCTGGCTCCCTTCGGCCATCCGGAGCCCTTTTTACGTCCACCGAGAACGCGGTAGAATCCAGTGGGTCGTCCCCATGGGTCGTTACGCTTGGTGACGAATACAACCCGCTGGCCGCTTGCTACGGCGTCTCTGACGGCAACGACTGTTCGTCCCCTCCCGCGCACCCGGGCCGAGGGGGGCTTGACCATGTTCAGCCAGTTTCGGCGCTGGAGCTTGCGGGTGCGCTTCCGGGCTTGCCCTTGTCCCGCTGCCGCGCTGGTGGGGATGGCGACACCGTGCTTGCCCGTCTTTTTCTGGGTGAACCCTTCCTCCTGTTTGGCCATGTATTCCTGGGTGGAGCCCACGACGGATTCCATCTGGTCGATACGACGGGCAAAGGTATTTTTGAATCGGACGGAGCGTCTTGTGAAAGTGTTCCTTTCAGTGAACTTTCTGGAAATATTTCGTTTTGCGAGATCGGAGGTTTTGTAGGCCGCGGTGTTCAGCGTGTCCCGGACGGCATAGGGGAGGGCGTGCTTCCCGAATCGGTCGAGGTCATTTTCGAGCTGTTCAATCGGCCGCATATCCAGTACAATTTTGAACAAAAGCTTCACCTCCACGTCGATCTTAACACGGGGAAGCATCGAGAAAAAGGCAAGAAAATGAAAGTAAAAACATGGATTTTGGTGATTTTTTGGGTGGTTATCGGATGTGACACCGAACCGAATAAGTCAGAAGAAGAGCTCGACGGGGCAATCGAGGTCATCGATTCTGAGTCTGATACCGGGCCGGAATCAGATGCGGATACAGATGCCGATACAGACAGCGACACGGACGCGGATACTGACTCAGACACCGATACCGATACCGATAGTGACACCGATTCTGATACGGACACAGATACGGATACCGACACGGATGCGGACGTTCCTGCGGATGGGGATTCGTGCAACGAGGCGGATGGGCGGTATTGTAATGATGGCAGTGGAACACTGAGCGGATTCTGGTATCAGGATTGCGTTTACTATGGCGGAGAGACTTTCATATCGCCGGACTGTGAGCATAGCGGTTGCTGTCAAATGCCGTCGCTTTGTCCCACAGATGATTCACGTTTTGAGTGCATAGATGGCGACGATGGGTCTAAAATAGCAGATCAATGCCGAGCAAAGGGGGGCTCAACCAGGTGGGACTATCTGTGCGGGTATGAGAGCGAGTCAAGTATAGGCACCATATTCATAAGATATGGAGGATGCTGCGGGCCTGGAGTGGATGCTGAATAAAGGGGAAGATGATGACTCTACACTCCAAACCAGAAAGGCAAAGAAAGAAAATGAAAACATGCACAACAGGACAAAAAGGTACATAATTGTCGAAATCGAGTCTATTTACCGAGTTATCGACGTGGTAACGGCGCGACTCAAGGGGTCGTATACGGACTCAGCGTCAGCCGATAGGGCTGTGATTGGGTTCCTTATCGAGGACGGCGCCCTCAGGCCGGGATGCCCGCATTGCCCGTATCACCAGCACTTGAGAGGGATGGAGAGTTGCTCTACACTCTGATGATGAGAAAGGCAAACCATGAGCAAAAAGCAACCCAACCCTCCACCCCCAAGCATATCGAAACGACCTTCGCCCCCACCGGCCCCACCGATGAAACGACTGACGCCACCAATCCTAAAGGGCTGTTCGGTTGGCTTTTCTACGCTGCTGCTGACTCGTCAGTGTCCATTACTGCTGTCCATCGAGTATGCTGATTGGCTCATTGATGAAGATGGTGACTATGACCCGTGGATTGACGAGCCATTGAGCGAGGAGGCCACCGCAGCCCTGCAGAGGATTGCGGATCCGGATAGCTGGGAGATTTGGTAGGCGAATGCGTAAGCGACTGAGAAAGAAGAAGCGGAAGATGTTTCTGGAGAGTCTGCCCACGGGAGACCCTGGTTTTGATCGGTTCTCCAGGGCGCTGTGTAAGATTGTGTAATCCGCAGTCGAAACCGGAATCTGCCTTTGTGCATGGTGCACCATTCCTTTCTGATAGCCTGAACGAGCTATCTACGTGCTGTTTCCAGACCCTGAAACGTGCGTTGATGTTGCGAAAAGGCAAAGTCTGTGGTAGCTTAAAAAAGATTGTTTCTAGGCTACGTTGCCTGTATTTTAAAACCCCTAGAAGTGTCAGCTACCAGGGGTTTTTTTGTATGCGTCTAGTCCAACTATCACTCCATATCAAACAGGAGGTCATCGTTGATGTCGTCCACCCATCGGTAGACTGTTTGACGACTACCTGGCATTCCCATCTGAAACGCACCGACACCGATACCGACCTGGGAATTCTTGTCGAACCCGAGAACCTCATATACACTGTGGGGCGCTGAGGGTGGGCGACCTGCGAAGCAGGAAGGTTCGACAGATGATAATGACTAGGCCAGCTGAGTACACCATGTTTGAGCAGTTTCGAGAACTCCAAGAGTATCGCGCCAGTGAGGATCTCAAAGAGGCGATACAGCGCGTCGTAACTGCCATTGTGGCGGGCAAAGTCACGATGGAGGATATTCAGCAGACCGTGGAGCGCAAGCAGCTACCGCGCCTTGTCTCGCGGGTCCTGTGACACATGGGGGGAGGGGGTGCCGTGTTTATATGCGAATGCCGCCTCTCGCACAATCCCAGTAAAAAAAACGAGTTGACATTTTTAAGGGGTGTCAACTGTTGAAAAAAAGCTGTCAACCGAGCCGTTCTCTTGTCTAGTAAATAAGACAAAAAGTGTAGTTGACACACAGGGTTGACAAATTGACATATGTGCAGTTGACAAATTGACACTGTCAACTTCCTTGCTTATCCTGAACGTATGAGCATTATCTCAAAGGGCGACTTCTCCAAGCTCGCGGGCATTTCCAAATCGACTGTGTCGAAGCTCATCGCTCGCGGCAGGATTCCCGAGACCGACGGCGGGATCGACGTGAGCACCCCCGAAGTCAAGTCATACCTGGAATTCCGAAATCGGAAGTCAGAACCGGCGACCCCCTCCACCTCGCCTCAATCGAAGCCGAAAAACAGGAAGTCCACCCCAAAGAAGAAACCGGAACCCCTTCCCGAGGCCCAGGACGATGACGAGATCACTGCCGGAATGAAGAGCAAGACCGCTCTCGAGATCCAAAAGCTCGCCGCCCAAGCTCGCCACCTCGAGCTCAAGAACGGCCAAATTGAACGCCGCCTCGTCGCTCGGGAGGTCGTCAAGAATGGTATCTTTGTACCCATTGAAACGATGTTCGTCCGCCTGCTCTCCGAGGGATCCAAGACCATCGCCGCCAAGGTGCATCCCATGATAAAGGGCGGCGCCCCGGTCGAAGAGATTGAAGAGGAGGTCCGGAAGCGCCTCACGGCATTTATCCGCCCGGCCAAGGCCGCGATGAAAAAGGCACTGCAGGTGCCCAAGGCGTGATGCTCGCGATTGACCAGATTGGAGCAGGCTGGGCATCCGAATACGTCGGAACGTTCACCGAGGAGCTCCTCGAGCTCTCCCCGGTGGAGTTCAACGAGCAATTCCGATACATCCCCCCGTCCATATCCCGCTTCGGTGGCCCCCTCGACATGTCGCTCACGCCCTATTGGATAGAGATACTCGAATGCATGGACATCCGCTCCCCCGTCCGGGAGGTGTCGGTTATGAAGGGTGTTCAAGTGGCGTACACCACCCTCGGGATTGAGGCGCCGATCTTCTATGTCGCCGGACATCTGCGGACACTTCCGGTCCTATTCGCCACTATGGACAAGGAAATGATGGGGGAGCGGATGGAGGAGAACATCATCCCGATGTTCCAGTACTCCGACATGGACATCTTCCAGTCCGCAGACATCGGCAACTTACGGAAGACTGGAAAGACCAAGAACCACCTACAGTGGAAGGGCGGCGGCTATCTGATTCCCTACGGGGCGAATAATATCAGCAAGATCCGCTCGTTTTCCATGCAGTACATATTCATGGACGAGATAGACGCGGAGACATGGGGCGGCAAGGTCACCGGAGGGGGCGATAAGATCGCGCTGTTCAAAAAGCGAGCGCGAGCCTTTTGGGAAGTCCGCAAAATCATGATGGGGTCGACCCCGTTGATCGAGGGAACAAGCCGGATTGAGAGGGAGTTCAAACGCGGCGACCAGCGGGTCTACAAGTGCCGCTGCCTCAAATGTGGCTATCCCCAGCACCTCAGATGGAACGGCGTCAACAAGGAGACCGGCAAGGAGTACGGTTTCAAATGGGAATACAACGCCGAGGGTCAAGTTGATGCCGATACGGTTCGGTACCACTGCAAAAACTGCGATCACGAACACTTCGAACACGACAAGCCGAAATTCATAAACAAAGGCAACTGCTCCTGGGAGCCAACAGCCACTCCGGTAGAGCCGAATATCCGAAGCTATCACGTTCCGTCCTTCCTGTCACCGGCCGGCCTCGGGCCGTGGTACGAGATTGTAAACGACTGGGTCTCTGCCATCGACCCGAAGACTGGCAAGGTTCGTGACATCGACCTGATGCAGTCGGTTTACAACAATCATTTCGGTGTACCGTTTAAGCTCCTTGGCGGAAGAGTCCGGTTCGAAGCGGTTTCGGCTCACCGGCGCCGTTTCTACTTCAAAGGACAGATACCGAACCGCGAAATCGAGAAGTGCTGCGACTCCGGGATTCTGTTTTTAACCTGCACGGTGGATGTTCACAAAGACAATCTGGCCGTTGCCGTGTGGGGATGGACGGCCAGTTTCACATGTTGGCTGATCGATTACCAGCGATTCAAGGATGATTCGGAAAATGGCTGCGAGGAAATCAAATCACCGGCTTGGGGCAGGCTTCAGGATATGATCGACAACGGGGTATGGACGGCGGATAATGGAAAACAATACCGCCTGTCGATGACACTCATCGATTCGAGCTGGAACACCTCTATCGTCGTCGAATTTTGTCAGCAGTGGGAATTCTGGGTGTTCCCAATCATGGGGCGAGAGAGGCCTGCCAAAGCTCAGACGATCAAGGAATTTGCCGAATTCACAACCCAGGCGGGGACAATAGGGTACAGAATCCTGGTCGACCACTACAAGGACCGGCTTGCCCCCGTGCTACGCAGGGATTGGCACCCGTCCGAAGGATCCCAGCCATCCTATACCTTCAACGCGCCACTTGATACCGATGACGACGAACTCAAAGAGTTGACCAAGGAATATAGAAGAAAGAAGGAATGGCCCAATGGCTACGTGACCTACTATTGGCACCGTCCCCATGGCGCTCAAAACGAACTTTGGGATCTCATGGTTTACGGGCACTGCTCGGTGGAGATTCTTGCCTGGTGGATTTGTGTGAGAGAACACCAGATGGAAGGGATCGACTGGTACCAGTTCTGGCAGTACTGCAAGAGCGGGGTGTTCTGGAAGGAGGCAGCCTAAGCCCATACCGCCCAAATCTGGACGCCTTTCTCACCAGGATGTACGCCAGCGGTCCCTATCTTGACAGCCCGCCCGGCGCGCTTCTTCCGTTTCCCGTATCGCTCCGGGTCCCCTCCCCCGTGGGCACATGTCTCGATTCTGAGCCGTGAAAGCTCATCTTCGGTGAGTCCCTTTATCACCTCGGCGAGCCGGTCGATCCGCTCTTGGGTGATGCCGCTCGGGACGTTCGCTTCGAGTAGTAGGCGAGCGGCCGTCACGGCCGCGTCGGTGCTCATCTCTCACCCCTTGGCCGCGACCACGGCAACCTGTGATTTCTGTGACGCTTCTCCATTCGGACGTAGTCTGTCATACTGTCTCCGCCTCCAACAGCTCCGCCAGTACAAGGCACGCCTTGTTTTCCCACACAGGAAGATCTGGACTGTCAACTCGAGCAGCTTTTTGGTATTTTTCGTGGTCTCGCAACCACTTGGCCTCCTTGACAATAGCACTCCGAAATGCATCGTGCCAACCTTTTGGCCCGAAATGGAACTGAGTCAAATGCGGACTCATCCACGCAATCAACTTACGGGCCCAGGACTCCGAGTCGTCTTCGCTGGCGCACGACTCAATCAACATATCGTAGGTTAAGAATGCACAGCTTAATTTACAGGAGGAATCTGAAAGAAGTTCTTCTTTCACCGCCTCTCGTAATGGATTTAATATTTGCTCTCTGGACAATTGCCAAGCCCAACCCGATGGGTCCTCCTTCAGACAATCCACGACACGCTGTTGCTTAGAATCTAATTCCAACTCTGTCGGCCCTCCGGCCATTACTTGATCTAATAATTCTCCCATCTTTACACTCCTTTGCTTGGCCGATAATCGACCACTATATGTTTTCTTCGGCGACGTAGATTCGGACGCCATCGCAATCCTCCACCCAGCCCCATGCTCCATTCTTGATTGCTGCCGGCGTAAGGCCGGCCTCGATAATCATTTTGTCACGAGCATCCTCAATCGAGGATGCCTGAATTATCCCGCTTTCTCCGTCTGTTTTGTAGCAATATTGGTGAGTATCGGCAGCCATTTTCCACAAATAATTACCCCTAACAGTCTCCGCCTTCTTTATGGGACAAGTGTCACACTCATCCCCGACTCTTCCGGGGCACTCGCCACAGTCAAAATACTTCAGGACGCTTTCTGCATGTGCGAGCGTGAACTCTCCTTCGTATTGACACATTGCTGCCCATAGTTCGCTCTTTGTCCATGTTTTTTTCGTATTCATCTTATACTCCTTGTCTTGGCCGAATCGGCCTCCACTCCCACCGTCACATAGTGGCGGGCAGGGTGGGGGTCGGTTCAGCGATCACATTTAAATCTGAATCTAGGCGCCGGTCGGCGCCTCTGAAAATCGATTGCTTCTTGTGGAGCAATAGGAAGCAGCGTACAGTCTGGCTCCGAACACTCCCGCCACCCTCCCGTATAGGAGAACAATTTCCATGTTCTCGACTCTTTCTCAAAGAGAAAGAGTCTTCCTTCTATGTTGTATCCCCATTCGGGGTATTTCGGATCGATACCACATACTTCTTTGTAATGCATTTTCACTTTGCTCTCCTTTTTTGGTCGAATCAGTCGCCACTCCCACCCCCGAGATGTCTGGGACAGGGTGGGGGTCGGTTCAGTCTGCAACGTAGATAAGACTGGGGTCTTCGCTGGCGATTTCCTCAGCATCCTCTACCGAGATGTCCTCTCGCGCGTCCTCAGTAGGATCGGCGTATTTGCTGAGCTTGGCTTCTGGGTTTGCTCGCTTGAATTCGATGGCTTCGTGTCCTGTTAAGTTTGTCATCTGTCTCTCCTTTGCTCATGGTCGCTTCATTGCGACCATCTGTACCTACTATAGCGGACACATCCGGATGTGTCCAGCAAAAAAGTGAATCAGGCAAAATCTTTTTTTGAGACAATCTAAATAGCTGTATTTATTATATAATTATACAAGTGAGACATTTTTATACATTCTCGCTTGACCAGTGAGACACTAATGAGACATACTTGTCTCAGAGAGACATTTTTGTCTCAATTTTGGGCTATGAGACATGGCATCAGCAATAACCGCAACATGGCTCCAATCTCGGATCGATAAGACCAAAACGGCCATCGAGGCCATCGAGGACGCTATTCTTGCGCTGTCTACTGGAAATCTCCAGAGCTACACGATTGATACAGGCCAGACCCGGCAGACGGTGACGAAGAAGGATATATCGCGGCTAAACGTCGAGCTCGACAAGCTCTATCTCCGCTTGGATTGGCTCGATACCAGACTCAACGGCAGCGGGACAAGCCTGGTGAGGTCCGCATGAGCTGGGGCCGCCGCATCGAGGAAGAGGAGCTCCCCTGGATCTGGCCCGATTCGCCAGCAGCTGAAGAACCCGAACCGGTTCCGATTCAAGCCCAATCTCAATTCATTTCTCCACCGACAGGCACGTACGATGGGGCGAATTTCTGGGGAGGTGTTTCCGGCCAAATCGATGAGATCGCGTCACTCGACTACTGGACACTTCGAGCCCGAAGTGGAGCCCTATTCCGGACGAACACCTATGCTATCGGAATTGTAAATCGCCTCGTTACCAATGTGATCCACAAAGGATTGGAGCCGGAGTTTACGCCAGAAGAATCTGTCATCGGCGCGCCAAAGGATTCCCTCGTCGACTGGGCCAACAAAATGGAGAATCGCTACCGGCTCTACGGCAAGGCGAAAGACATTATCGATTGCAAGGGATACCGAATCGATGGAGAGCAACAAGCCCAAATCTACCAAGAGGCATTTATCGATGGGGACTGCCTGGTCATCAATCGACAGCACAAACCAACGGGACTCCCTCAGATTCAGATTGTCTCCGGCAACCGTGTGCAGACCCCACCCGAGCATGCGATGGACGAAAATATTGTCGACGGTGTAAAGCTCGACAAGAACGGCAAGCACCTCGGGTTCTGGGTCTATCAGGGAACCGATCACATTCTCAACGACAGTTACGTCTACGTGCCTGCGCACGGGCCGAGGTCGGGTCGCCACACCGCTTGGCTTGTCTACGGTCCGAACAAGCGCGAGGACGACGTGCGTGGGATGCCCGGGCTTGGCATGGCGATCCAGCCGCTCAATGAGATCCAGAAAAATAGGGACAGCGCTCAACTCAAATCATCGATCAATGCTATGATCATTGGATTCATCAAGCGGGCACAAGAAGCCAAGATGATTCCTCACATCGGTAACGGAGCCGTGCGCAAGGACAGCGTCACAGATGACACGACGGGCGAAACGAGGCCCGTGGAGGTCAGCAGGATCCTGCCAGGGGTATGGTTTGGTTCGTTGCAGCCGGGCGAAGAACCAGTCCCGTATTCTGTCCATGGTACGGACGTGAATTTCGCGTCGTTCGAGTCGGCCATTGTAGCTGGCCTCTCATGGGCAATGGAGATTCCACCGGAGATTCTCCTACTGAGTTTCAACAGCAACTACTCGGCATCTCAAGCGGCTCTGCGCGAATTCATTATGGTGCTCGACGAGAAACGGGCACGGTTTGCTTCTCAGCACTGCCAGAATCTCATCGAGGAGTGGTTTATATCCGAGCTACTGCTTGGAAAAATCGAGGCCCCCGGGTTCCTCGAGGCGCTGTCCGACCCGATGCAATATGACGTCAAACAGGCTTGGCTATCAATCGATTGGATTGGCTCCATCAAGCCATCAGTCGACATTCTCAAAGAGGTCAATGCTCACAAGGCAATGGTCTCTGAGGGATGGGAGACAAACAGCCACGCCTCAAGGGCGCTCACTGGTTCCAAGTTCGACAAGACGATCCGTAAACTGGAGAAGGAAAACCGCATGAAGGTAAAGGCGATGCGTCCCATCCTCGAGGCACAGCGCGAGTTTGGCGAGAAGAACGTCACCGATGCGATGAAAGCGCTCGGTATGGGAGTCTTTGATCCAACGGATATGGTCGAGGAGGAGGCCGCGGCATGAAGCTACTGATGCTCCAAGACGAAGTCGAGAGACTTGCATACCTGTTCGCCAGTGTCGTCGGGCAGCCCCTCCCGGAGGCAAAATCGAAAGATCGCGATCCTGTGCAGGTCAAGAACGGGGTTGCGACCATTAAGATAAAAGGGCCGCTCTATCCGAAGCGCAACTCTTGGCTCGACTATTGGGAAGAAGATTACGCGGTCTACTCGGAGATCATTTCCGACGTAGCCGAGGCCCAATACAAGGGCGCCAAGCAAATTAATTTTGAAATCGACAGTCCTGGAGGGTATGTCGATGGTCTGTATGACGCGATGAAGGCGATTGCTTCGGCAAGCGTCCCGACGAGGACGATTGCCGGCGACACGCTCGCATCCGCGGCCTACATGCTGGCGTCACAAACCAATGAAATCATCGCCGAGAGCGAAGTCTCGGCAGTTGGAAGTGTCGGCATTGCAACAGCGATGTACGTGTCCGACAGAATCATCGACATTACCAACTCGGACAGTAGGAACAAGCGGCCGGACGTGACCACCGAAGAGGGGAAGAAGGTTGTCGAGGAGGAGCTCGACGACTTTTATGAGGTGTATGCAGAGATGATTGCAGCTGGCCGCAAGACCACTGTCGACAAAGTCAAGCGAGACTACGGCCAAGGGGCCGTAATGACCGCCAGGACCGCCCTCCAGAAGAAGATGATTGACGGAATCATGAACAACCAGCCCGCCGAATCCAAGGCGGCAAAGATAGGAGACAAGATGGACCCGAAAACACTGAAGGAAGAGCACCGGGCCACGTATGACGCTGTTTTCAACGCGGGCAAAGAGGCGGGCTCCAAAGAGGAGCACGAGCGTGCCTGTGCTCACCTCATCCTCGCAGAAGGAAGCGGCGATGTCGAGGCGGCTCACAAGGCGATCAAGGACGGAGATGGCATCACCGAAATGGTGAAGGCGCAGCACATGTCAGCCGCTATGAAGCGCAACATGATCCAGGCTCGCCAGGACGACAACCCGCCCGAGATCAACACCGCTGGCGATGCCGCTGCATTGACAGCCAGCCAGGACGAGAAGGACCGACAAGCCTTTTTGGCCAAACACAAGGGATGGGTGGTGGAATGATTACGACTCACGAAACAAGAGACGATCTCATCCTGGGGAAATGCGAGTACGAAGCAGAGCTCGTTACAGCAGACCTAACAGGAACAGCGGGGAGTATCACGTCCGCAACGAACGAGACAGTGGATCAGGACACCAAGACCCTTGTTGTCTCGGTGGATGGTGGCGCCAACCAGACGGTCACGTTCGCTGGAACGACAAACACGGCCGCGCTTATTGCCGCACAGGCCAATGCGCAGCTCGACGGATGCTCTGTAGAGGTCGACACCGGACATGTGAAGATCACCTCCGACTCCACGGGACTTGGCAGTTCCATCGCAATCGATGCCTCCAGTACCGCAACGCTCACATGGGATGCGGCCGTTGCTGGAACGGGCCAAAGCGCCACTTGGCCAAAGGGAACTCTTTTGGCCAGGAACACGAGCACCAAGAAGATGGGACCATACAGTGACTCGGGCTCAAACGGACTGAACGAGCCAACAGCGGTTCTGCCGCATTCGCTGACGTTCGCGGCAAGCGGCGATCTCAGTGTCCGGGTGATCAAAGGTGGTCACTTGAACAAGACAAAACTTTCGAAACTCGATGACAGCACGGCAATTGATACGCTCGTCTTCGACAAACTCATCAAAAACAGCGGTATCACGTTCGAGGCAGTAAGAGACCTCGGCGGGACAGAGAGCTGGTAGGAGGGCAAAATGGCCGTTTCTGATACGATTCAATTGCTGGAACCGTTCATCGAGGCAGATGAGGGACCGGCTGGTCTTTCCAGCTTGTTCAAGGTTCCAGTTGGTGGAATCCACAACAAAACGAAGGTGGAGTTCCATGTGATGCGGACATCCCGCAAGATCGCGCTTCCCGTTCGAGATCCCAGCGTGGGATATCGAAAGAATTCGCTGAAGAGCTTCACTATCAAGGAGATTGTCCCGACAGTCTACAAGGAGGCGCTCACAATCGGAGCTGATGAAGTGATACAGGGGCGCACTATCGGTAAAACAATCTATGAAAATCCAGCGATCATGGAGCAAATCCGAACAAAGGTTGCCCCTACAGTGATGGAGCTCCAGCAAATGATCAAGCTGGCAATCGAGCTCTACGGCTCTCAGGTGCTTCTATCTGCCACGGTGTCCTTATCAGATGAGAACGGGGTGGTTTTCACTGAGGACTTCGGGCCAAGAACGACACACTTTCCGAATGCATCGGTGGCATGGACGACTACTGGATCCGCGGTTCCGTTCACTGACATGGCGGACCACTATGATGTGATTTCCACCAATGGCAAAAAGAGGGTCATGCGCTCCGTTATGAATTCAAAGTGTTTTGACGATATGAAAAACACGGACCAATTCAAAGCCGGCGCGTCCAGCTCGTACACGGGTGAAATCTACCGTCTGGACGATAGTCGAGATCCAATCCATCCGAGATTGCCCGCGGATTTCATCTTCAAGGGTGTACTCAAGGTGCGTGGACACGAGGTGGATCTGTACACATACGATGGGTACTATGACGATCCGTCGACAGGAGCCGCTACCAAATACGTGCCCGACAACAAGGTGATCAGTGAAGCCGAGCCGAGGCTTGATGCGACGTTCGGGAAACTGAACAAGTTCGGTATCAACCAGGAGGCGGCTCGACTGGTACAGGGCGGACGAATGGCAGATCCAAATAAGCTTGCCGATCTTTCTTACAACATGTGGTTCTCTGAGGATTATGAGGTGTTCAATTTCGGTGTAGGAACCCGCATTGCTTTGGCACCGATCACGATTGACCGATTCGGGACCCTAACCACGAAAGGATTCTAGCCATGGGTAAATCAAAACATATGCCATCGCCTGAATCTGTCACCGATACCGCCACGGGTATTGATGCGTCGAAGGACGACGTAATGCGAAACCCAGATGACAAGACGGACGCGAAACAAAGCGAGTACGTGGTCGCGCCGGGGCGTTCGATTTGTGGAACCCTCAAAGGTATCATAGACGCTGGTTGCGCAGTTACTCCAAAATGCTTCCGTGGCAATTCCAATGCGATTTTTCGAGATCTTGTTGAACGAGGCGATGTCGTCACCAAGGCCGACTACGAATTGAAGCTCAAGGAGGCGGCCAAGAAGTAGATGTCCCTTCGAGATGAAGCGCATCTCGACCTGATCGAGATCATGAACGATGAAGAAACCGGCGGGGATCTGTGTACCATCACGAGCCCCGCTGGCGCCTTCCATGCGTTTCGAGTTTTCGGAAACGACATCCACCTCGCCATCGACCCGGGGACCGGTCAGTACGTGACCGGGAGGCAATCCTCCATCTCCGTGCTCATCTCCGAGCTGCTGGCCGTTGGCTTCGAGGTGATACGAGGTATTGCCGACAAGGATTCCAGGCCATGGGTGGTGGACACCGTCGATGTCAACGGCATTCCAGGGAAATTCAAGGTCTCGGAATCCAACCCGGACAACGGGGCCGGACTGAACACGCTCTTTCTTGAGTTGTATGAAAGTGAATGAAGCATGAGTACATTAAGCATGCCAATGCGCAACGCCATGAGAAATGCCGGCAATGCGCTTTTTGATGCAGGATCGGGCACCTACCCAACCCTGAGATACCGGACATCAGGTGACGCAGATCTATTGGTCATCAATCTCGACACGACCAAGGCCGTCGCCGATGCTGTTGATGCCGTGAGCACGTTCAATCCACCGGATGGCGAGGCGTCATGGGTTGGCTATCAGCAGTTGCCATCAGCCGCAGGCACCGTCGCGAAGGTCGCCATATGCGACAAGGACGGCAACGTTCGAGAAACAGGATCCGCTGGAACAACGGGCTCTGGTGAGGAATTCGAATTAACCTCGTTGACCCTCGCCACGGACATCCCGGTGACGTTCAGCGCGGCACCAACGGTCACCCAGCGCGAAACCTACGATCCGACACCGTAAGGAGGTGCGATGAAGTCCATCTATCAGAAGCTCGATGTCGGACACACGTTCGATCTGGCCAGTGTCCCATGGTATGTCCGGGAGAAGTGGAGAGGAAAGATCTGTATCCAGCTTTGCAGCGAAAACAACGAAAGCTCGCGCGAGGAGACGGGCGGCATCTGGGTGAATCCAAGTGACTCCCGTTTTGCTGACGAGATCGCTCGCATCCTGGATCTGTCCAATCGAAACTTCAATCGGTGCGAAACATGCGCCGCGGCTGGGTACACGACATACGAAGAGCTCTGCTCTGGGTGCCAGAACAACGTCACTCAAATCAATCAGCTGAAAGCGATGCTTGGGTAATGCCGGTTCAGCGCCTCATAGGGAATGAGTGGTCTTCGGTGCCGACCGCATCGAGGCTACCCAATTACTATGGGGCGAACAAGTACACGGTTCTGTACACAGGCGTTGTAAAGTACATTCGAAATTATTCAATCTCATCCGGAAATCTCAAAGTCGCCGCCCATCTCGACAACGGATCCGATCACCCCGGTGACCTTCTGGCATCCAATGATGACGGGTATGCATGTTCTGGTTCATCGTGGAATGAAATTCCAATAGACGACTTTGCCGTCACGCAGAACGACGAAGTTTGGCTTGGTGGCAATTGCGATACCAACGGTACATTGTCTTCCAGCGCCGGCGGCACTCTGAGGTATGTCGCTGCGACATACTCAACGTGGGCGGCGTCTGATCCCTCGATTAATCTTCCGAGCACCTATGGGCATACTGTTGGAATGCAGGCATGGGGGTATATTCCCCCATCGATCAGCGGCATCAACTCGGGCAACCCCATCACACCTGGAGGATCGCTATCAGGTACCGGATCGGACTTCGAAACGGCACAAGGTGGCGGGAAGTTCGAGCTCTGTGACAACATCAATTATGATTCCGCCACGATCAAAGTAGAGCAGACGGTATCCACATGGGTAGACGATACCATAACCGGCACCGTCGTCCAGGGCGGTCTATCGGCAGGAACCGTCTATGCTTTTGTAACGACAGATAGCGGCCAGAGAAACTCTGTCGGATTTGCGGTCACGCTGTCCGCGTCCACAAATGCATGCACGGGCAACATTCAGTCCCCCGCGTCGATATCTGCGTCTACCGGCACACAGTCAAACCAAGCATCAGCATCGGCGTTCTCTCCGGCCTCGGAGGCGGAGGCTTCGACGACGAGCGTCAATAGCGCATCTGGTGAAGCCTATTCACCAGCATCGGAGCACAGTGCAGGCGCCACCCAAGCAAATGAGGCGTCAGCAGATTTCCTGTCGCCGGCATCTAAGGTAGCGGCAACGGCGTCGAGCGCTAACATCGCATCAGGCAATGCCTATTCGCCAGCACCAGAATATAGCGCCAACGCTACTCAGGCAAACGATGCGTCAGCATCTTTTTTCTCGCCAGCATCCGAGGCCAGCGCTACGGCGACCAATGCCGCAGTCAACATTGCATCGGCGAACATCTCGTCGCCCGCCTCGCAAGCATCCGCATCGGCGACCCAGCAAAACATCGCAACGGCCGATTTCAGCTCCCCTGCGTCCGTCGCGCACGCGGTGGCCATCAACGCAATCCTCAACTACGCTTCCGCAGTCATTTACTCGCCGGCGTCGATGATGAACGCCACCGCGACCCAAGAGAACAAAGCGAGTGCCGCGATATGGTCGCCTGCATCGGTAATGAGCGCTTCCGAGTATCCATTTACCAGAGAGTGGATAATCCCATTGGTGACAGACATGGATGGATTCGAGATTGTCAGAGACAGGATTGCCGAGATCTTGGCGCTCGAGACGGCGTCCCAACAGGCCCTTGCGGCCGCTGCTGGATACGATCCGAATGACTGGAAATTCCTGGTCTACGCCGAGCGCATCGACCCGTGGGAGCTCTACCGAGACGGTGCGGACAAGACGCCAATCGTCAACGTCTGGTACGACTCGGATGTATTCGACAAATCGACATCCAATAACACGACGAGGCAGACGACTACCAGTCAATTCAATATTGACTGCTACGCTTGGGCGCCATCAAGACAGACAGTCGATGGCCACGCCCCCGGGGATGAATCCGCGGCA